AGAGGGTCTTGCTCCTGATACAAACCAGTTCCTGTTTTTGGCTTCTTCAGAATTAAGAGCAATTTGTGCTTTATCCAAAGATATAAGTTCTTTTTGTAGGTCATGTGATAGTTGTTCTTTTAAATCTTTATCTTGAACAAATTTGTCCAAGACATTGTTTGCCACTTCGGCTATTTTTGTAATACTCATATATTAAATTAAATAATCTTTAAGAAGAATCAATACCATTGATATAACTATTGTTGTAAGACCGCCTTTAATCCAGTTATTTAAACCATTGATGTCATCATCTAATTTTTCAAAGTGTTTAAATGCTGTAGTCCACCTTTCTGCACATTGTGTCTCATGAATTTGCAAGGATGCATGAACTTCTTGGGCGGTCTTTCTTGGCATTATTCTTCCTCTACTACCTCAGCTTCTTCAGTATTGACAGCTCTATCAAATGATTCAATACAAATGTTTTTATATTCATTTGTGATTACATAGTCATCATAGGCTTCTTGAAGTCTAGCTAATTTTTTACCAGCAACATTTAACTTAGCTGCAATAGCCATTTGATCTTCATTTAGATCAGCAGCTCTATACTCAACCTCATTAAATGTAATTATTACTGGTTCTTGGTTTTCCATTTTATTTTCTTCATTACTCATTAGTCTCTCCTATAAGTTTATTAAAATTAAATTATATACTAATTTTCTAGCTCTTCTATTCTTGAAGTTAAATTATTTATAAGTTCTTGTTGTTCTTGTATAGCTTTCATTAAGATAGGTATAGTTTCTGTATATCTTATAGAGTAACGAGTTTCTTCATCTGAATCTAAAACTTTTGACTCATCTAATACTTGGTCAAATTTACCAACAAAATCTTGTGCTATAAAACCTATAGTGTCATGTTTATTTTCATCATCAACATCTTTTCTGTTATAAGTTACACATCTAATATCTTTAATTTTTTCAGTTACAGAACCTATATCTTGTATATTTTCTTTTAATCGTTCGTCAGAATAACTTGCCCAAGAGTTTCCTCCATTTGTTAGGTATACTCCAACACCTTCATTTGAGCCTGAATACATCCTAAGCTGTCTACCATTTGAGTTTTGACCTATATAATATGCAGTACCATTTAACCAATGAAATCCTGAATAACCTGCACCTTCTATTCTTAAATGTGAATCTCCTTCAGATTTATTTGCAGCTTCTGTTATATGAACTCTAGCCGATGGGTCAATTTCTCCAATTCCAACATTCCCTGATGAGTCTATTCTCATGCGTTCTGTTTTACTTCCAAAAGCAGCACTGCCTACTGAAAAAGTTATTCCAGAACCTCCCCAAGCACCTAAGTTTAACCAATTACCGTCAGAAACAGAGTTAGCAGCACCCCTCCAAATTCCAACATTATCATTACCTGAACCTCCGTCTCCAAGTGCAAGTTTACCTGCACTATTTGAAGCAGAACTCACCCTAGCCTCGTCTAATACTTGTAAGCGACTAAAAGGACTACTAGTTCCAATTCCAACATTGCCACCATTAAAATATGAATCGCCATCTGAATGTAGTTGTATTTTTGTAGTACCTGTATTTTTTAAATAAAAATAACCTTTATCAACTGAAGTACCACCACTTCCTAATGCACCTAAAAATCCAATATCATAATCAGCACTTGATACTTTTAAAGATTTACCATCTCCCTTAATTTGCATACCGCTTGATGGTGAGGTCGTTCCAATTCCAACGTTACCTGATGAGTCTATTCTCATGGCTTCTATACTACCTATTGTAAACCTATGAGCTGAAGCTGTATGTAATCTTAGTATGTTGTCGCTATGTGTATAAATAATAGAACCTGCGGCTGTGGAAGCAGCATCACCAAACCTAAGTTGTGTTTGTGTGGCTGAAAAGAATTGAATTCCTGTGTCTGTTGAATGTTCTAAAGTTAATGAAGTATTAGCATTAGATGCACTTCTACCTGATAAAGCAGCAGCTTGAACATGTAATTTATTATCAGGACTAGTCGTTCCAATTCCAACATTGCCTGATGAGTCGATGGTCATTCTAGTAGAATTACTAGTTCCAAAAGTAAGTTTTCCTGCTTCTCTATTGTTAATTCCAAAATCTAAACTATTAGTTACTAAAGCAGTACCATCTGTAGCTGCTGTGCCTGTTGATGAGTTTGTAAACTTAATTTCAGAATAAGAGCTGCCATTTATATGAAGTCCAGTACCGCCTGATTGTAAGGCAGGACTAGTCGTTCCAATTCCAACATTTTGCGATTCATCAATTATCATTGCAAAAACATCACGAGCAGTATGGAATCTTAAATCCATATTTCCACCAGCAGCAGCTCTAGTTCCTATAATTCTACTTCCAACTGCTGTTGCATCAGTACTTCCTACAAAATCTATTGAAGTACCTTCAGAAGAATCATTAGCTGTAAAGTTTCCTTGTAATTTTAAAACTGGTGTTATTGCTGAAGTTGTAGAGGTTAATAAATGATTTAAAGTATCAGGACTACTAGTTCCAATTCCCAAACTCTCAGCACTTGCATCCCAAAAGAACTTAGCTGTTGTGCCTGTGTCCTCGTAGAAGCTGATGTCGTTATTGCCGTCAATTTTTAATGCAACTTCTGCCCCGACACCTCCAGTATTTCCACCTGACCAAAATTGCAAGACCCCTGCATCTTGTCCGATATAAGCAGAACCTTCCGTGTTCTTCATAAAAATATAATTTTCAGAAGCGTTTGTGCTAAGTAAATTTGCTTGAACGCCAGAACCATCAACAGTCAACCCATCCATTGTGGCTGTACCTGTTACGTCTATGCCTGTTGAGGTTGTGGCTAGTTTTTTAGAATTATCATAATATAAATCAACAGCACCATCTGCATTAAAATCAGCCATGTATTCAAATGGAGATTTTGCAAGTACAATTCTGTTATTAGTTCTTAACTGTAAATCACCAGTTCCATCATCTAAGATATAGCTAGTAGAACCATCATGATAAATCTGTAAATCTGAACCTGCTCCAAAGATAGCTTTGTCGTTATCAGCAAATAATATGTCATTACCATTAGATGCTAAATCACCACCTAATTGAGGGGTTGTATCTTCTACAACATTGTTTATAGAAACAGCTTGTACTCTTGCATCAGTGTAATAAAGGTTAGAGCCTTCTGATAAATCGCCAGTGTCTTTTGTTGCAAGTCTTGTATCAAAATCAGTGTTAGCTCTTGCACTTGTATAATATAAATTAGTACCTTCTGATAAATCACTTGTAGACTTACCACCAAATGCAGAATCAAATCTTGCAGAAGTATAGTAAAGATTGCTAGTGCCTTCAGATACATCATCAGTATCTTTGCTTGCTAGTCTTGTATCAAATCTAGCATCAGTATAATAAAGATTAGTACCCTCTGATAAATCACTTGTAGACTTAGCAGTAAAGGCTGAATCAAATCTTGCTTGAGTATAATAAAGATTACTGCCTTCAGTTAAATCATCAGTATCATGGTTAGATAGGCTAGATACAGTTCCAGTAACTGCTCCAGTTAAGTTACCCTCAACATTGACTACTAAAGTTCCTAGTGAATTAAGTGTTATGTTTCCTGTAGCACTACCATCTGCTGTAGTAAGACCCATTGTAAATTTATCAACAGATTCATCCCACATAAAGATACTATTATCAGCAGTACCTCTATTAATAAGCATACCTGAATCATTAACAGGACTTCCTGTTAGACCTGCATTTAGTTGGAATAGATTATCTTCTATATCTAAATTCGTTGTGTCTAAGGATGTTAGAGTGCCATTGACAGTAAGATTGCCTGCTACTGTTAAGCTATCTGCAATTTGCACATCATCAGGTAGTGATAGTGTTACATCTGCAGACTCACTACCACTTCCTGATACAGTGATCTTATTAGCAGTTCCTGTAATGGTTTGAATATAGTTGCCTGTAGTGTCAGTTCCTAATGCAACTGAATTAGCAGCTACAGTATTTGCTTGTATTCCAAGAGCATCAATAAATGCTTTAGTTACTCTAGCATCTATAGCTGAATTAGCTCTTGTATCTGTATAGTATAAATTTGTGTTTTCAGTTAAATCAGAAGTTGTCTTATTGCCAAAAGCAGAATCAAATCTAGTAGTTGTGTAATATAAGTTAGTAGTTCCTTCACTTAAATCATCTGTATCTTTAGATGTAAAAGCAGAATCAAATCTAGCAGTTGTGTAATATAAATTAGTGCCTTCTGCTAAATCACTTGTAGACTTAGTTCCAAGCCTAGTATCAAAATCTGTATTTGTTCTTGATGTTGTGTAATAAAGGTTAGTAGTTCCCTCAGATACATCATCTGTATCTTTGGTAGCTAACCTAGTATCAAATGCAGAATTTACTCTTGCATCTGTATAGTAAAGATTAGAACCTTCAGTTAAATTGGTTGTGGACTTAGTTGCAAGTCTAGTATCAAAATCTGAATTAACTCTAGCTGTTGTGTAATATAAATTGCTACCTTCAGTTAAATCACCTGTATCTTTAGTAGCTAATCTTGAATCGAAATCTGTATTTGCTCTTGCTGTTGTATAGTAAAGATTAGTATTCTCAACAACAATAGAAGTATCTAAAGTTGTAGTGGTTGATTGATTAGAACCATTACCTATAAATATCTTGCCATTATCTAAGTTAGGAGTAGCGTTACTTCTTCCAGCACCACCTACTTTAATAGAGCCATTGTTTTGATGGCTTCTTAATACCTTACCTATGTTTTGTATTTGTGCTGATTCTCCACTTGGAGCTGTAGTTGTATATTCACCTGCTGTTGTAGATACATAAAGTATTTCACCTACTGACTCATTAGAAGTATCTATAGATGTTAAATTACCAAAAGTAACTATTTGCAGATTGTTATTAGCATTAGCATCTTCTATAGCCATACCAAATGCAGGCATCTTAGAAGCATCATCAGCTTTGGCTTTACCTACTGTTGTTGTATTTCCTGAAACGCCTGATACATAAACTACATCACCTTTAGATAATGCTTCATCAGTTTTGGCTGTAAATCTAACAGCACCATCAATGTCACCAATAAATTCATTAGATGCAGTAACATTATTAAAAGTAACATCATCACTAGTTGCTACAGCTTGTCCTATAGCAATGCTAGGAGTAGAACCTTCACCAGTTCCACCTGTTACTGTTACGCCAGTACCACCTGACATAGATTCAACATAATCACCAGTAGTATCAGTTCCTAATGTTATTGAATTGATCTGCACAACTGTATCTATATCAACATTAGTACTACCATCAAAAGATACTGAACCTACTACATCACCTGATAAAGATATGGTTCTAGCTGTAGTTAATATATCAGCAGAATCTGCATTACCTGTTAAGTCTCCAGTAACATTACCTGTAACATTACCTGTTAAGTTACCAGTAACATTTCCTGTTAAATCGCCTGTAAATGTATTAGATGCAGTAATACTAACACCTGTAGTAATCCAAGCATTATCAGCAGCGTTTCTGATCTTTAATACACTGCTTGATGTATCTACCCATAATTGATGAGCAAATGTAGTTGATGGTTCTGTTGAGCCACTATTAACAGTTGCAATAGCTAAAAGAGCATTGTTTAAATCTGCCCTAAAGTCTGCACCTGATTGGTTTGCTATGTTGTAATCGTGTTGTGCCATAATAAAATCCTATTTTATATATCTTAAATCATTCAGGGATAGTTGGAAATATCACATCAGCAATATTATCAGTTGCTTGTTGTGAAGATGGTAAGTCTCTTAATTCCTGTCTATATGTTGACCATTCTTGTTTCTTGGAATCAGATAAAGGACAGTCATTTACTTGAGTCCAGTCTGATTCTTTTAATAATTCGTTTCTTTGTATTCTAATTGTTTTCCAAAAATCTATAGTTTGTTCTACTGCTTCACCATCAATAATTTTATATTCTTCAACTGCATAAACACCCTCTATTATTGATTGCCCTTCTTGTAAAGGTATTTCAGATAATGCCACATTTGTTGCA